TCCCACTGCAGGGTGAGCAGCTGCGCGTAGCCGGCGCCGAAGTTGAGGGCGACCGCTCCGTTCGCGGGCGTCGAGATCTGCGCGTCGGCCTGGCTGTAGGCGCCGTTCGCGGCCACGGCCAGCACGCGGTAGGTGACGGTCTGGTCGAGGCGTGGCACGTAGTCGGTGATGGTGCTGCCGCCGGTGAAGGGGTCGGCCAGGGTGACCTGCTCGGTCACGCCGAGGTGGCCGTCGATGCGCAGGAGCACCAGGTGGTTGGTGGCCGGCAGGGTGCCGGTCGCGCCGGCCGCGGCGGTGACGCTCGCGGAGAGGGCGACGGGGTCGAAGGTGGCGCCGATCGTCGGGACCGTGGGCCCCAGGTAATCGGTGGCAAAGGTGCGGGCCGCCGTGGCGGTGAAGCCGGAGCCGGAGCGCACCTCGAGGGCCAGGCTGTAGCTCGAGTCGTCGGGCAGGTCGGTGACCGGGATGCTCTTGCTCGTCTCGGTGGTGCCGGTCCAGGTCTTGAGCACGGCGCCGCCGGCGGAGAGCAGCTGCAGGGTCCAGCCGGCTTGGGCGAACTCGTCGGTGTAGCTCCACGCCACCACCAGGGGAGCGTCGGTGACCACAGTGGCGTCGGCCGCCGGCGTGGTGATGTTGCAGGCCGGGGTGTCGGCCAGGGTTGTCGACTGCAGGGCGCTGTACGGGCCCGGGTTGACGTGCAGGCCGTAGGTCCGCGCCTTGCCGGTGCATACCTGGGCGGCCAGCTTGCCGGTGATGTTGATGTCGTAGTAGCTCGTCGTGCCGGTTACCTGAACGGTGACGTCGCCGGCGCCGATGTTGTAGGTGACGTCGGCCTTGCTCTGCGCGGAGCCGTCCAGGGTGTTGTGCTGCCAGGAGATCCGCAGGATCGTGCCGGTGGGCGAGTAGGGGCCCCAGGCGCTGGTGATGGTCGGGGCCGCCGGCGGCTGCGTGGTGGTCACGCTGTTGGAGGCCGTCGAGAGAGCGGTGAGGCTGCCGCGGTAGGCGCGGACCTTGTAGGTGAGCGTGCCGCCCGGGGCGGTGGCGTCGTTGTAGGTGGTCACGCCGGCGGAGACGGTGCCGATCGCGGAGTAGGCGCCGCCGTCGACGGAGCGCTGCACCTCGAAATTGCTCTCCGTGTTGGAGGCGTCCGCCCAGGTCACGGTGACGGCGCTGGCGCCGGTCTTGGTGGCCGTCACGCCGGTGGGCGCGGCCGGGGTGTTGTAGACGGTGCTCGAGCCGGCGGAGGTGGCCGAGCCGGCGGTGTTGGCCGCCTTGACCCGGTAGGCGTAGGCGTGGTTCGCGGCCACGGTCGTGTCGGTGTAGCTCGTAGCGCTCGTGGCCACGGTGGCTACCTGGACCCAGCTGCCGCCGTCCGTCTGCCGCTCCACCACCAACGTCTCATAGGGCCCGAGGGAGCCGACGTTCGTCCAGGCGATCGTGGCCTGGCTGTCGCTCACGCGGTTGGAGGCTCCGATGGTGGGCGCGGCCGGCTTGACCTCGGTGAAGTCCGCGGCCGTTCCCCAGGCGGAGGTGCCGCCGGGGCCAATCGCCCGCACGCGGTACTTGTAGCCGACCGTGTCGGAGATGCTCGCGGAATCGATGAGGCTGGTGGCTGTGGCGCTCACAGCATTGTTGACCGACGTCCAGTCGGTGCCGTTGACCGAGCGCTCCACCTCGAGGTGGTCGTAGGGGCCGCCGGTGGTGGGGTTATCCGTCCAGGTGACGTGGTTGCTCGTGGTGCTCTCGCGGTGGTTGGCCGCGCTCGAGGGCGCGGTGGGGACCGCATAGAGCACCTCGCTGGTCGCGCTCAGGCCGGCGCCGGCGGCGTTGGTGGCCTTGACGAAGTACTGGTAGCTGCTGCCGGCCGCCAGGGTGGTGTCGACGTGCTGGGTCAGGGTGGTGGGGCTCTTGGACGCGAGAAGCGCAAAGGCGCCGCCGTCCACGCTCCGCCATACCTCGAGGGCCGTGTAGGGCGCCTCGGTCGAGGCGTTGTTCGTCCAGTTGATCGTGGCCTGCGTCGGGCTATCCCGGGTGACGGCGCCCAGGGTCGGGTCGTCCGGCAGGGCGGTGTAGTTGATGGTCAGGATCGCCTTGGTCGAGGTGTAGTTTTTCCGGTTTTCGCCGTTGGGTGCGTACATCTTGAGCCACCAGGTCTGGTCGGCCCACATGCGGCGCGCGGTGTTCAGGGCGTTGTAGGTGTCCTCGAGGGTGGCCGCGGCGACGGCCGTGGTGTCGGCCGTGCCCTTGGTGGCAACCTGGCTGGCGGGCGTGCCGGCGCCCACGGCGGCGGCCATGCTGACGGTGACCGCGGCTTGCCAGTCCCAGTCGGTCATATCCCAGTGCAGGGTGGCCGAATCGATGACCGAGCCGGCCGGCAAGCCGAAGGCCGGCAGGGTCATGTAGGTGCTGTTGTTGTAGTTGGGCGAGGGGCCCGGGCCGCCCAGGGCGTACCCGGAGGGCGCGGTCGAGTAGCCGTTGCGCACGCAGGTCATGACGGTGGCGGTCTTGGTGACGGTGCCGCCCATGTCAGCCTCCCATTCTCACGGCCGTCTGAATGTCCTCGATGAGGCCGCGGTAGCTGGCCTCGCTCATCCTCGAGCCGTCGATCGTAATCTGGCCGATGTGGATAGTGGTCCCGCCTCCGGCGCCGGCGCCTGCCAGCTGGAAGCGGCTGCTGAAGTCGCCCCCGATGCCGCCGGCCATGCCGGCCACGCGCGCCATTTGGTCGGCGACGTCGTCTCCGCCCGCCACGAGCCCGAGGCGCAGCCCCTCCATGAGGTTCGCGCCGTAGCCATAGAACAGGATGGAGGGCGAGTGGATCTCCCACTTCTCCGGCAGGATGGCATTGAGCCAGGAGATCTTGTCGAGAAACCAGTTTTTGAGGCTTTCCCAGACCGCCTTGAGGCCGTTCCACAGGCCTTGAATGACGGCCTTGCCGGAGTCGTAGAGCAGGGTGCCCAGGCTACCGACCGCGTCTTTGATCTTCTGGCCGATGTTGAGCCAGAGGGCCACGTAGGTATTCCACACCCACTTGATGCCGTCCCAGAGGCCTTGAATGACGGCCTTGCCGGTGTCGAGCAGGAGGCCGCCCAGGTTGCCGAGGGCGGAGAGGATCTTGCCGGGGATGCCCTTTATCCAGTCGACGGCCGCGGACCAGGCGGCCTTGATGGCGTCGACCATCTTCCAGAAGCCGGCCTTGATGTCGTCCCAGTGCTTGATGATGAAGCCGATCAGGGCGGACAGGCCGCCGGTGGCTATGGCCAGCAGGACCTGCATGATGGTCTGCCAGTTGTCACGGAGGAAGTTGACGCCGGCCCAGAAGACCGCTTTGATGGCGTCCCAGGCCGCCGTGAAGGCGCCCGATATCGCGTCCCACGCGGCGGAGAAGGCGTCCTTGATGGCGTTCCAGGCCACGGTGAGCGCGGCCAGAATCTCCTCGTGGTACTTGATGCACAGGACCACGATGGCTATAAGCGCGGCGATGCCGGCGACGACCAGGGCGATGGGCCCGAGCAGCGCCATGTTGGCCGCGGCCAGGCCGGAGACAAGCGGGATGAGCGGGCCGATGACCATGGCCACGCCGGCGAGCGCGACGACCAGCAGGCCGCCTATGGTGATGACCTTCTGGACCGGGCCGGGCAGATTGCTGAACCAGCCAAGCAGCTTCGTGCCCAGGTCGAGAAAGGTGTTCATGACGGGCACCAGCGCGGTGCCGATGCCCTCCTTGAACTCGGCCATGCCCACGGTGAGGCGGGCCTGCTTGCCGGCGGCCGTCTCCGCGTTGGCGGCCACGGACCCGCCATAGGTGTCGGCCAGGCTCTGCAGGATCTGCTCGTAGGAGAGGGCCTTGCCGGAGGCGTCCTTGGTGGCCACGCCGAGCTTGGAGAGGCCGGCGACGTTCCCCAGCTGCGCCTTGGCGAGGGCCTTGGTGACAGCCTCGAGATCGAGCCCCTTGCCCTGGGCCGTGTCCATGGCGATCGTCATAAGGTCCTGGGCCTTGCCTACGTCCTTGGTGGCGGCCACCAGGTTCGAGAAGGCCGGGCGCAGCTTATCGTCGGCCACGCCGGAGGCCATCTCGGTCTTGAAGATGTAGTCCTCGAGCGAGGCCACCTGGGCGTCGGTGGCGCCGGTCACGTTGCGCAGGGTGTTGGCGAGCGTGGCCGCGGACTGCTCGTCCTCCATGGCCGCCTCGGCGGCGTCCCAGCAGTAGCCGGCGACCTTGCCGATGATGAGGGCGCCGGTGGCTGCGGAGGCCAGGCCTTTCAGCTTGCCGTCCAGGCCGCCGAACTGGCTGCTGGCCGAGTTGACGGCGCCGGCGGTGCGGTCCGTGGCCTTGAGGATGATCTCAAGGGTGCGGCTGTCGGACACGGCTCACCTCCCTTTGTTCTGGCTCTCCCGGTAGTCGGCCTCGGCGTTGGCAAAGATGCCGGCGAAGGCGACCCACTCGGCGTCTTGGTCGAGCAGGCCACCCGCGTCCGGCAGGCAGGTCAGGTGTTTGCAGAGCTGGTATGAGGACCAGAGCCGGGCGATGCGCGGCTCGCTGGCGAGCAGGTTCTTAGGCGGCCCGCTCCGGCTCGTCAGACAGGCCCAAGCGAGCCGCCGGCCTCTCTCGCGAGGCATCATCGGGGACGGCCCGCTTCCAGACGATGCCCACCTGCTCATCGACCCAGCGGGCCGAGGCGGGGTCCATATCCTCGTAGGCCTTGAGAATGTCGGGGCCGGAGCAGCCCACTCCGCCAACAGTGAGCACTCGGCCGACGGCCTCGAGGCGGAAGCGGCGCAGGGCCGGCGACAGCTCTTGCTCCTTCATGCGCTCGCGGGCCTTGGCCTGCTCCTCGGGGCTCGTTTCGCGGGCCTGCTTCATGGCCTCCTCGAGGGAGATACCTAGACCCTTGAGGGCGTCAAGCGCCTCCCGCTCGGCCATGCCCTGGGCCTTCTCGACGTCGCGCTGGCGCACGGTGGTGAGCAGGGTGAGGCTGTCTCCCTCGGGGTCGGTGAATACCTGCAGGTCGTTGTCGGTGACGATCTTCATGCTTCCCCTCCGTAGGGTCGCGGGCTTGGGACCGAGGCTAGGCGGTCAGGCTGGCGATGGTGTTCTGGACCTCGATGAGGATGCGCCGGCCGGTGACCGTGTCGTAGTAGGCGGTGATCTCCGCGCTGCCGGTGATGAGGCCTTCGGATATCTCCTCGTCCAGGCCGCCGGTGAACTGGCAGGCGGGCAGGGTGACGCGGACGAACTTGTAGTAGGTGGACTCGATAAGCGCGCCGGTCAGCTCCACCACCAGGGCGAAGTTTTCCGCAGCCTGCATGTCGGCCAGGTAGGCCTTGGGGAAGTCGAGAAAGTCCAGCTTGGCGGTGATCTCGGCGTTGTCCTTGCGGCGCAGCGTGCTCGCCAGGAACTGGGTCAGGTCGGTCAGACCGCGCTTCTCCTCGAGGTTGCCGTTGTAGGCGATGCTGCCGCCCTCCACGGTGTAGTCCTTGACTCCGCCGATCGACACGGAGGCCTTGCTGCAGACCAGCGGGTCGGCCGTGTAGGTGGGCGTGCTCGTGACCGTTACGTCGTCGTCGTGGGAGACGGCCATAAACTCGAGCCCCAGGGTGGCGATCTCGCCCGGCTTGAATCCCAGCTCGAGCTTGCCCAGGTAGGCGTCGGCCTGCCGGTCCTTCTGAAAAACCTTGTTGGCCTCGAGGGTCAGGCGGGGCGGCGCGTCGGCCTCGGTGATGGTGTGCAGTTTGGCGGTCGTTCCGGGCGCGGTCGTGACCACGGCGCCCAGGGCCCAGTAGAACGGGTGGGCCTGCGAGGCGTGTAGCTCGCAGTCGCACGAGGCGGTCGGGTGCCAGTTGCCGGGCAGGCCGGGCAGCTGATAGCGGGTGGCCAGCTTAGCCTTGCGCTCGATGCGGTCCCGGTTGCCGTCCATCTTGATCTTCGTGGTGGGCAGGAACACGGTGACGGCGGTCTCCGGGGTGCCGGCGACGGCTTGAAGCTTCGCGCCGAGCCAGTGCTCGTTGCCGAGAAGGTCGGTCATGACTCACCTCTTTCTGTGGGTGCGGTTTCTTCGGCCGGCTCGGCGGGCGCCGGCCCGGCGGGGCTCCAGCGGTCGGGCGCGGTGACGAGGCGCCCGGCGATGATCAGCTCGCCGGTCTGGGCGAGCAGTTCCTGCTGCCACGTCTCGAGGGCCGGGGCCTCGGTCTTTGTGCGGGGCTTGCTCACGCGCTCACGCTCCTCGGATGAAGGTGTCATAGGCGGTCTTGAGGACCTTGTCGAAGGCCTCCCGGGCGCGGCCCTTGGCGGCGTCCCAGCCCGGGTAGAAGAAGGCGAAGTCGCCGAAGGAAGGGTCGAACTCGATGCGCTTGCCGTAGCGGTAGCCGCCCGGGTACCGGGGGCTCATGGCCTTGGCGTCGTTGTAGATCTCCACGGAGAGGCGGCCGACCTTCAGCTTGGTGGCCTTGAGCAGCTGGCCGGGCTTGTGGTACTTGCTGCGGCCGCCGGCGTAGACCGGCGTGCGGTCGCGGATCTCCTTCTGCACGATCTCGCCGGCCTCCTTGGTGACGGCCCGCAGCTCGCGCCTCGAGGCCGCGTCGGCGCTCGATATCGCGCGCTTGAGGGCCTTGACCTGGTTGGAGTCCAGGACCACGCTAATGTCCCAGCCGGACTCGCCGGAGGTGCGGCCGGCGGCCCGCTTCCTAGCCATAGCTCACCAGCCGGGCGGCCACGCGCACGTTGACGGCCACGGTGGCGTCGCGGCTCTTGGGCGAGCCCTTGCGGTCCTCCTCGATGCCCTCCTGGTCGCTTCCGCCGACGGGCTCGATGGTGAGGACGTGTCCCCAGCTGCCGGAGGGCAGCGGGGCCCAGGCGAGCAGGTCGCTCACGATGATGGTCCGCAGGGCATAGGCCGCGTCCTCGAACCCGCTGTAGGCGTCCTGGGCGCTGCCGGCCGCGCAGATGAGCAGCTCCACGTCGTAGTGCTCGTTCTCCTGGGTGCCGGCGGCGACGCGCTGCGCGTCGCCGATCGTGGCCTTGCCGATCACCACGGTGTGGCCGGCCCAGGCCTTCGGGTAGGGGTGGCCGCGCGATACCAGGGCGCTCTGGCCGGCGGCCGTGAGGGCTGCCTCGATGCGCGTCTTGAGGGCCGCCTTCACGTAGGGCACGCTTGAGGCCATCATCACCAGACTCCTAGCTCTCGGCTGTACGGCTGCAAGGCGCGCCAAGCCGCCGAGGGGATATCCCAGGTGCTCTCGAAGTGGGCGCCGCCGGCGCCGCTCGTGAGGCCGGCCACGCCCAGGCCGTCCTCAATGGCCTTCTCAAGGCCGGAGCGCACCATGGTCACGGCCGCGGTGTTGACGTCCGCGGGGACCGCGTCGACGTCCAGCCAGATTCCCCACTCGCCCGCGATCGACAGGTCGGCGTGGTCGAAGCTGGCCGCGTGGGCAGACCACAGGTTGAGGCTGCGGGCCAGGCGAATCATGCCGGCGGTGGCGGTGTCCTCGTCCAGGGCCAGCTCGTAGTCGGTGCCGGGGACCAGCACCTGGGCCTCGCTCGGGCTCTCCGGGTGCAGGGTCACGGTGGTGACCGTGCGCAGGTCCCGGATGCCGAGCGACACCTTATGGCTGGTGACCTCGAAGGAGCGCGTGGCCGGCGCCGCCAGGCGCATGAACTCCCGGCCGGCGGCCAGGTTGAAGCGGCGCAGGACGCGGGGGATGAGCAGGGCTATGAGGGCGTCCCTGTCGGTGCCGGTGATGCCGGCGTGGGCTTTTACCTGGGCGGTGGTGCAAAGGGCGACTTCGGCCATGGGGGTCCCTCCTCGTTACGGGTGGGTGGGCAAGGCGGCAGGGTCCAGGCGCCGGCGCTGCGCCTCGAGTCTGCGGCCTACCAGAGCATCAGCCACGGCGCCGCGGCCTCGGGCCGCCCTCGATCGCTTGGGCCTCCATGAGCCGGCGCGTCTCGGAGGCCGGGCGAGGGTTTGGGCGGTTGTCGCTTTCGCCGGCGCCGGCCAGGCGGGCGCTGCCGGCGCGAATCAGGTATAGGGCGGAGGCGCCCTCCACGGTGACGACGTCGCCGGCCAGGTGGATCTCGCCGGCCACCTGCTTGTTGGCCAGCAGGGTGATGGTCAGCATCTTCCCTCCTTGGTAAAAGCGGCGGGCGCCCGGGGTGAGCGGGCGCCCGCGGTCAGGCGTTACTTGCGCTTGGGCTTGGGCGGCTCGGGCTCGGGCTCGGGCTCGGGCTCGGGCTCGGGCTCATCCGCCTGCGGCGGCTCGGGCTCAGCGTCGCCGGGCTCAGCGTCCTCCGGCTCCGCCTTGGTGGCGGCCTCGGGGTCGGGCTCGGCGGCCTGCTCGGGGGCGTCCACCAGGCGGGCCTTGCCGGCGCGCACCACGGCGCGGGCGGAGTCCTCGGGGACCTCCACGACCTCGCCGATGAAGTGGGGCTGGCCGCCGGCTTGGCAGTTGGCCAGCATCTCGATCTTGGGCACGACTCCCTCCTTCTCGCGCTGGGTTGTCATGCGGAGGCCGACCGCGCGTAGGCCGGCCTCCGCTCTCGGGGTGTCAAGGGCTCGGGCGCTCCCGGTGCTAGACCAGGGCGTCGGCGATACGGGAGAAGGACTCGCCGTGCCGCACGCAGATGTCCACCTCCTGAAGCATGACCACCTGCACCAGGCCTTGCTTGGCGCCGGTGTAGGGGTTGACGATCATGTCGACGCCACCCCACTGGCCGATGATCAGGTCGGCCCAGTTGCCGAAGAACAGCTCGGAGCAGATCGCTCCGGAGGTGCCTTTCTCCAGGTTGGCGCGGGCCTGGTTGGAGACGATCGTGGAGTAGCCGTTGACCGGGTTGGCCGGCGCGGCGTCGTTCCACATCATGGTCGCCGAGTAGGTGGCAACCTTCGGGGTGGACTTGAGGAAGCCGCGGGCCCTGGCGTTGAGGATGTAGGCGAGGCGGCCCATGTCGGCGTTGTCGACCGCCACGGCCGTCTCCATCTCCACCATCTTCGCCCAGGTCGGTGCTCCGCCGTTGTCGCCGAGGGCGACCGCTCCGACGTTGTCCTGCGCGGCGATGCCCTTCGGGTAGACGGTCGCGCCGGTGCCGGAGAGGGCAGCCAGGTCGACGGCCAGGGCGCCCACGCGGGTGAGGTCGGCCCACACCATGTTCTCCACGTCCACGCTGGACTGCTTGAGCAGCAGCCGGCCCAGGTCGGAGTAGGCGCCCAGGGTGTGCGGCGTCATGGTGACCTGGTCGACCGTGGGGTGGGACTCTCCGGTGATGTCGGTGTTCTCTCCGACCCAGTAGCCGGTGGCGCCGGCGGTCTGCCGGGGGATCGCGATGTTGCCCACGAGCCCTCCGAGGAAGGTGGCGCCGGCCTGGGCCACGGCCGGCCGGTTGCGCAGCATGTCGATGAAGGACCCACCGAGCAGCTCGGTGGCCACGGTGCCGCCGACCGCCATGGTGGCGCGCTGCTGGACGTCCATGGGAACGAAGAAGCCCTGGGGCTCGCGGCCCATGCGCTGGGACACGGCCTCAGAGGCTTCGCGCTCCAGCTCGGCGCCTTTCCAGTTGCTGCTGGCGAGCGCGTTCAGAGCGCGGAGCAGGCTGTAGGACCGGACCTCTTTGCCGTCCATGCCGAGCACGGAGGGATCGGAGAGGGGCTGGGCCCGCAGGGCGCGGACCTCGCCGATCGCGTCGGCGTCGCGCAGCTCGGCCTCGGCGCGGTCGAACTCCGACCGGGCGGTCTGCAGCATGGCGCGGGCCTCGCCGATCGCTTCGTCGCCGGCGGTGGCGATGGCGGCCTCGAGGCTGTCGGCGGAGCGGGCCAGGGCGGCGCGGGCTTCCTCGCGCTTGCGCTTGATGGCTTCTTTATCGATCATCTCAAACCTCTTTCTATGCGTGGTTTCTTGCGGGCCGGGCAGCGAGGAAGGCGCGGGTGGCCTCCAGCTCCGCGGTGGCGCGCAGGGTGTCGGGAGCCGGCGAGCCCTCAATCGAGCGACTCTCCACGCCTGCCTCCGGGCCCGCCTCATCGGCGCGACTCGGTTCGCTGGGCGGGCCCTCCGCGAGGGAGCGACCCATCAGCTGGCCAGCCAAAGACCGCAGCGCTACCTCGGTGCTGGCGTTGGCGCCCAGAGGGCACACGGCCAGGTCGAGCAGGCGGCGGGCTTTCTTGAGGGTGTAGTGGACGCGGTAGCGTCCATCAGGGTCCTTCGTCTCGAGCCGATCTTCCTCGGCCACGGTGAAGGCGTAGCTCATCTGGGTGACCACGCCACGGTCCATCTTGGGCGCCAGGCGCTGGGCGTCGAGATCGTCCATGGGGACGCGGGCGTGCACGCGCAGGCCGTGGGCGTCGACGGACAGGCTCATGCTGCCGGGCCCTTCCTGCTCGCCGGCGGGCATGTGGGGCGCGTTGCGGCACATGGCGGAGGGCCGCTCGTGGTTGTAGTTGAGGTGGCAGTCGTCCTCGAGCACATCATCGAAGAAGCCGGGCAGGACCTCCTCGGTGAGGATGTAGCTGTCGCCCTCGTAGAGCGTGTAGACCTGGCCGAACACGGCCGGGTATCCGGTGAGGTTTCGGACGGTCGGGGTGTCCGGGTCGCCGCTCGCGCGCCACTTCACCTCGGCGTGGTTGCGCTCACGCGATC